CAGCACACAACAAGTACGCAACCCTCACCGCCACCGAGTGAAAAACACTGTTGAGAATCGAAGTAAACGGACATCCTGATGGTTGACTGTGGGTCCAACTGTAAACGGTTGAACCCTGAATATGAACACTGTTGACTATTTCTAGCCACAACAATTCACGAATCCTGTTGTTCGCCACCTCTGCCGGATTCTGAGCGTAAAACGCATTAACAATGCGCAACACCGCCCAGAGCCCGTCAGCAGGTAGAGTTCCATCATAATTCGTAAAATCACCAGCGACAACATTCGGTCCGAGACGTTGCAACTTTTCCGCCAAGACAGTCCAATCCAAGGAATATGCGTTGATACCAACACATGCTTCAAATTTAATACAGTTTTTAGCCATATGAGAATTGAAGCCCATGAAATACTGTCTTAGCAAGATCGTTTGCACCATCTCGCCTGCCGAAAACAATCGAGTCTTTCCCGCTTCCACTTTCTCAATGGGTCGAATTTCATCCTTAAGGGTGTCAGTCCAATACTGACCACTCCTAATTCCGTCTTTCAACCCATTGTGAACCTGGGCATAGCGTTCCTGGACTTCCTCTGAGATCACATAGTCATCTTCTCCAAGATAAGCAGTTTTCCCCTTACCAACCTTTGCCCAACCATAGCCGGGCGATGTTGTGCGGTTGATAGGGGGGTATGTGCTTTCTCCTGGAATTCCTTCCACTGCCTGGGTAAACGTCAAGGTCGCGGCGTCCTCGATGCCACTACCACAGATCATCTCTCGAACGTGCTTTTCAACACTTTCGAGAAAGACCGGTGGCATTAGCACCGAGGGCGTCGAAACCTTCTTCATTGCCAGAGGCAGCGGATCAACCGACTCACCAGCCATGTTCAACGATCGCCTGAGATATGCAGGCTTCTTGAGTACTGGGCCACAAAGCTCCGCAACGACTGAAGGTCGAATGGAAGTAGAACTCGCAGAATAAACTGGGGCATGGGCAAAACCTTCCATTTGCAAGCCGTGAAGCGACTTGCCTGAGAACGTCAAAACACCTGCTTCTGCTTTGACAGAAAGAGGGAGAGCGACTGGTACCTCGCCATTCAGATCCGAAGATGGATGGCGGAGCGTCAGACCCTCTCTCAATTTCTGCAACAATCCTTGTGACACAGCAACTCCCACTGCCGTGTATCCTGGCACACCACTCAACCCTGCCATATGAATAGCACAAATCTTGCGATTCATGCGTTTATCAAATGAGATCAAGAGTCCACCACAGTCACCGCCACGTGTCTCCAGTGCGTAAGTGTAAAATTTACGCACTGAACGACACTGGCCGTCAGCTGTGGTGAGATTGAACACACTAGAATCATATGCAACACACTTATCAGTCTCATGGAAACAACACACAGATTTATTGTCGAGCGCGGAGTATTTAACCAAACACACCTTTGAAAGCTCAGTGTGCACGGAGAAATCGCCCGAAGTCATAAAAAACTTCGAGAGATCCCCATGCACATTGACATTCGCGGGCAGTTCGATCATACATACGTCACGCTGACCATAAACCTCGTCATCATCTGCTACATACGTCATATTGAGATCACTCTTATTGAACACAAAAGCATTGTCTGAAAACACTGAACTCTGAATCTTCACCTGAGATTGCATAGCCTCGTAGATATGTCGGTTTGTGAGTGCCAATCGACCTCTTACAATAGTAAGAGACCCAATGGCAAACCACAAATCGTCACTAGTTCTACGAGTCCACACGTGGTAAAGACTCTTCGCAACCTTCCTTCTGACTTCATCAGCATTCTGATCTGAGATCGATTCAGCTGGACCATCAAGTCCTTCAACACGCCCGCTTGGGGCGGTGCGCACGGAGCCACCCGGGTAAGTTTCCACTTTCCCAGATGGCGCCGCCCGCACCGTCCCACTCGGGTATGATTCGGACTCACCAGACTCGCCGCTTGTAAAGAGCGACGTGAATGATGCCACCCCACTCGCAACTCCGCCAACAATACCGTTGACAGCGC